TCATATTTTTTCATAGAGAAACTATCACAAAAAGTGGATTTACATCTAGGAGACACAATGTTTATCATCCCATCTTTTTTATGACTAACACAATATACCCCATTTTTGGCTCCAGCATAATTAAAAATCGGTCTTTTATCACAACTGTTCTCCATACATAGAGAATGTTTCACATCAACCATTCCGTCTTTTTTATGATTACCACAATATAATGGTGTTTTTGAAGTTATTATATTATATCCAGCAACTATTTTACATCCTTCAAAAATACAAAATGCGTGTTTTCCATTTGTCATTCCTTCCAATTTATGTGTAGCACAAAACCTACAACTAGTATCTTTTTCAAATTTATAAGAAGGAGCATTTAAACAATCATCATATTCACATCGTCGATGTCTTACGTCAATCATTCCATCGGTTTTATGTTGAGAACAGAATTTTCCTTTTTGTTCTCCATCGATATTATATTGCGCAATACAATTACATCCTTCTTTTTCACATCTTTTACCAGTAACATTTACCATATCTGACTCTTTATGCTTTATACAAAATCGGCCTTTCAGTTCTCCATCTTTATTATAAATAGGAGTTGTATAACAAGGTATTCCACCGTGATAAATAAACTCACATCTCTTACCTTTTACATTAACCATTCCATCCTTCATATGAAGGGTACAATAAATTCCTCCAGTTTTTCCGGGGAAATTATACATTGCGCGTTTATTGCAATCCAAACACAAAACATCCACTACATTTAACATATCGTTTGTTTTATGACGAACACAACAAGTCGCTTTTTCATCTTTGTAGCCAAAAGAGGCCGTAACACCACATTCACACTTAGGCATATATATCCCATAATATAAACCCAGAAAAGTCAATCAATTTTATATATATTTTCCCCAAAATCTGAATAATTCGAATTAACCCAATAAAAGATTGATATCCAAATTGGAATCGATAAATTTTTCGAGATATTCATCATTCAATATTTCGCGTTTGTTCTCATGTTTTTTCTTGAAAACATAAGAATCCTTCATTTTTTTAACGGTCCAGCCTTTTTCAATAGCATTCGTCAAAAAAAGCATCTTTTGAAACGATTTTTTATTGACTTGGATTTCTTCGGTTAGCATATACCCTACTGACTGGTTTTATTTGATTATTTTTTACGTAAAAATTAATATAAACATTCGAGTAGTGATAATATTATAAATGAAATCAGTAAAAACATTGGATGAAAAACATAGTGAAATGGTTTCACAATTCTCCAAAAATCGCACAGAAATTGTTCCTAAATTACGCGAAGAAATAGAAACATTAAAAATGAAGTTAAAAAATAAAACAGGCAACAAAAAAAACATAGATGAATATATGGATACAAAAGACGCTATCCATAAAAACCAACAGAAAATAAAATCATTAGAAGCCGAAGAAAAAAATTATTATCTAGAAAATTCAAAATATATTTTCGATTATTTCGAACAAAAAAAAGAGATATCTTCAGGAACAACTAAAGGGAATGTAAATGCCCTCCATTCATTTTTCAAAATTAAATCGACAGACCCAGACAAATCAGACCCTCAAAAATATAATAAATCCAAACAAATATATCAGGCTTATTGGAGGAATGTCACAAATGACTATGTAAACATAAATGATTATATAGTTGCTTCAGATGTATGCGAGTTTTGTAAAACGGGCGAAATGATTCCACAAGATGAAGAAGGGATTCTTATTTGTAATAATCCTGCGTGTGGTAAGTTCATTTCTTATATAGTGGATTCGGCCAAACCTACGAATAAAGAACCGCCGAATGAGGTGTCATATACTGCTTATATTCGCCTCAATCATTTCAAAGAAATATTGTCGCAATTCCAGGCAAAAGAGACAACGCAGATTCCAGAAGAGGTCATACAGGCTATTAAAGACCGAATTAAAAAGGAGCATATACAAGATTACAAAGAAATCACGTACGATAAAATGCGCGAAATCTTGCGTAAATTAGGTTTCAATAAATATTTCGAACATATCCAGTTTATTAATTCTATTTTCGGGGTAAAACCGCCTATTATGAGCGAGGAATTACACGAAACCTTGTGTGTTCTTTTTATAGAGATACAACAACCTTGGGCACTACATTGCCCACCCAATCGCCGGAATTTTTTCAACTATACTTATACCTTATATCAATTATGTGTTCTTCTTGACCAAACGCAATATTTGCCATATATACCGATGATGAAGGATAGAGAGAAACAATTGGACCAAGACATGATATGGAAAAAAGTTTGTATGGAATTGGATTGGGAGTTTTTCCCTACGGTATAAGGCCTCCAAAAGTCATCAATTCTTCCCAAGTCGTTTTATTTTCAAGAGTGACATTAATGATTTCATCTGCCAATAAAAACAAATCAGTTTCATTTATTCCTTCCAAAGACTCATATGTAGCCGGGTCATGAATACTAATACCTTTTGGAAAAACAAAGGGGTTATATAAAATCCGTTTATGTAAGTGTATAAAAATAGGAACAAGCCAGACAAATCTCATCATACTATGGTATGATACGGTATTAATTCTATATATTATTTTACACAAATAAATCTTCTTTATAATGAAAATTGAAAACGGACCGATGAAAATCGATTTGACCTTGGTGGTCTGTTTTGACTTCGCCTTCTTCTAGACCAACCATAGGAGCCAATAAAGCGCGTTTTCCGAATTTAGTAAATTGCCAATCAGTACAAAACGGGTTTCCAATCTGTGTTTCTGACAAAGCAAATTCCGGGGTATATCTGTCGGAAAGCGTTTTAGCATGGGCTCTCGAGATAAAATACATATGAGCTCCCCATAGGTCATCCGGATATCCTTGAATCTTCCAATTATTGGTTCTCTGTAATACCGGAAAATAATGGTCTTCAGCGACATTATCAGGCCATAAGTAGCTCAATAGCAAAATATCCAACCCGGATTTGTCATAAAGGTCTATTATCTCGGGTATGTATTCTTTTAATTTTCTAGAAAAAAGAACGTCGTCTTCACAGACAATACAATAATCGTATGTAGTGTTTTCGAAAAAATGGCGCATAGAATCGACGTGTTGGAAAAAAATAGACCAATTCCTTTTCTCGAAATCAGTAATCGGTTGGTCTCTTAATCTAGGGTCATGAATAGAAACTGGGTCGACAAAATGCGCGTCCATTCCAATAGATTTTACACGTTGGGTCATTCTTTCTCTGCGTTCATCGTCCTTAAAATTCACAATATAAATAGCACAAGACATTACATTTAATTAATTTTATGTCTTTATTTTCTTTTAGACAATATATAATGAGTTGTTTATTTGCGTTTTGTTTTAAGGATTCTACTGAACCAACTGTTAATAAAATTACGGATGTTCTCAAAAAACCATTAACAACTTCGTCTATTGTTTTGATTGCGGATGACTTAGAAGAAGCTGTTTTAGAAAATGTTTTGGAACCGGGGTTGAATGGGGTTGTCAAAAAGATAACAGGCCAGGATATTTCGGGTGTTATTGATACATTTGTGAAAAAAGATGTGGAACCTGTTGTCGAAAAAGTGATGAAGCCTGAGATAGAAATTGGTATTAAGGCTGTAACACAAGTTGTAGATAAAGTATCGAAGGCTCAACCACAGGTGCTACAGAGAATTGAATCAAAAATAATAAAAAAAAAGGGATGAAAATTTTTATAAATATATATGTCAGATAAAAGTTCTCAAAAAAAGAATAACAAAATGGGTCATAAATAACACCGGATTTTCATAAATAATATATTTTATGAAAATTATAAAGAGAATTTATATAAACGAATTTATAGTGGTGCAACAGGTAAGCCGCCAATAACTCCTAGACCAATTCCTGCTCCAGCAGAATTTCGAGCCATCGAACCCATGCTAGGAATGAAAACATCGAGAACACTGAAAGTGGCCGCGGCGGTCAAAGCAATGACGACAACCTCCTCAACATTGAGAGACTTTTTAGGAATAACATAAGCAGCAAGAGCAACGATGATACCCTCAATAATATACTTGATGGCACGTTTAATTAATTCAGAAAAATCGAATCCGCTCATTTTATATTATAACCAAACAAAAAAATATTTAGAAGCGTTAAAATTACTTAAATAAGATGTGTCTAAAAGATATATATGGCTTCTAGTGGATTTGAAAAGAAATTTTTGGATAATGGACAAATAAATCCTAAATATATAGATTTGTGCGACGAGGACCCGCCTATTGCTGGACAAAAATTCGCGTGTCTTTCTTTTGTTTCTCCTGAAAAGATTTTGAAGCAACGCGAGATTTTCATGTTCGATGAATTCCTAAAACAATGGGATTTCAAGAAATCGATGGATAAGTTTTTCGATTTCATTCATTTTCTTTCATTCAAATATGGGCTTAATGTCGAGAATGTCATAAAGGATTACACTGATTTCGTCGAGGAAGAGGGACCGAAGTTGAAGCAGGAGGGTGCTGAAACGGATTTCAAGAACTTTATCGACAAGAACGATGATGCTCTTTCATTGAAATTTAATAGACAACATTCGTTCCAGACATCTGTTCGTGGTCTAAAGGTGCGCGGTGTTTTTCCTAGTCAGGAGGAGGCTGAGCTTAAGTGCAAGAAGCTGCGTGATTTGGACCCTAATCATGATATTTTGGTGGGTCCTGTAGGTATGTGGTTGCCATGGGACCCAGATGCCTACAAGACAGGGCGTGTAGAGTTCATGGAAGAAGAGCTTAATCAGCTACATAATGAAAAGATTAAGAACGAGGCGAGAGCGAAGGAGGAATTCGAAAAGAGAGTGAAAGAGTCAAAGAAGAAGGCGATTGAAGATAACATCAAGAATGCCGAGAAGAGCGGTAATAAGCTGACTCAGTCGATTGACGCACAGGGAAATCTTGTAGGAGTTACGGAAACGGTCGATTTCGAAAGTCGCGAACCGACTACCGAGGAAGAAACGAAGGCATATAACGAGAAGGTTTTGGAATATAATTTGGAAAAAGATAAAACCCCGGTTGCTGAGCCTAAGGTTGAGGTTTTTGGTTTAATAGACGAAGATGGTCCTCAAGAAAGGTCGCTATAAACGAGTTCTAAATTTTGAATTATACCTTTGATATAATCCAAAAAGCAAGGCATATCCGTTTTGAATTTCGTTTTTGTTTCATTTATTTCTTCTATGGCTTCTGGAGTGAATAAATCGATGGAATCGCGAGAACTACTTCTTAAAATTGATGAATGATTATTTCTAGGTATAATAGGGTTTATTTTTTTTAGTCTTTTTATTAATCTTACTTTATCGTCTGAAGACAATTTAACTAAACCAATATATTTCTTTAATTGGTCTTCATTCATATACAATTTTAATATTTCGTGTATTTCTTTGTTTGGTATTTCTGTCATATTATTTGATGATATTATTTTATTATTTAGTATAATAAAATAAATTAACGACGTCTGGTTTTACGATTCGAATTACGACGAGTTTTTCGATTCATTTTACGGGACTTTCCGCCTTTTTTTGCTATTAATTTATTTTTTAAAATGTCGATTCCTCTTTTCCAAATCATATATGATTTACTATTATCTAAAATTTCTTCAATTGTTGGGTCTGGTATTCTTATTTCATCCACTAATATTTCAGGTTCAAACCTATTGATTGAATCATCTGATTCATCAGACCTTTTCGAAAATGAAGATTTATCAACTTTTTGCATATGTGACACAACACGTTTTCTTTCAGGTTCAAATGGGTCAAACAAAGAATCTCCAGAATCGTGTTTTAGAATAGGGTCTTCTTTATGTTTCATATATTGTTTAATTTTTCTTGCGTCTTCTACTATTTTTTTAACTTTTTTAAATTGATTTTCGCTAACAACATATTCTAAATCGTTTAATTCATCCTCTGTAATTTCTGAAATTTTTCTTCGTTTTGTTTTTTCGAATTTGGCACGTCTTTTTTCTGCAAATTCTTGTAAACATTTTTGTTGTTCCTCTGTTGTGCCACTTACTTTTTTGGGATGTCCTGAATATATATCTCTCATTTCTGTTGGTGAAACTTCAATTAAACATTTCTCAATCTCAACGTAATTCTTTCCACTAAATGGTTTAGTGTATTTTTTGCTTGACTTTGAGGGTCCAAATGTTTCGCCAACCTTTTCGCCCATCTTTTTACCCACTTTTATAACTTTTTTACCAACTTCTTGAAGCGTATCCATATACAATAACCCCACAAATTATTCCACCGTCACCACTTTTGCTAAATTTCTAGGATAATCAGGAGAGAACCCATTCAAGACAGCATATTCATAACTCAGCCATTGTAAAGAAATATTTGCCAATAAACCGCCAAACGTGGTATTCGATTCAAAATTAAAAAAAGAATCTTCGGAATTGTCACGAAGAAGATATATCCAGGCATCACGTGCTTTTATCTCCTGTATCGACGACGCTGTTTTCTCGCGATTCTCCTCGCCTATATCCATAACAATAACCGGCATACCTGGTTCTAATAGTCCAAAAGGACCATGTTTAAGAGCTGATGTCGAATATCCTTCGGCGTGGATTCTGGCGATTTCTTTGAGTTTGAGTGCGCCTTCTTTCGCAATGGCCTCTTCTTTCCCCTTACCCAGTAAAAACATCGATTTCGTTGTCAGAATACTATTCGCTAAAAACCGGATTTTTTGTGTATTGGTTTCTGTAAATGAATTTGCTATTTGAACCGGTAATTGATGAAGGTCGGCGATTATTTTCCTGCGTTTTTCTTCGCATGTTCCCCGATTTTGCGAGAACCAAATAGATAAAAGTGCTAAAACAACGCATTGATTTGTAAATGATTTCGTCGAAGCAACGGCTACCTCTCTACCAGCGTTCAAATAGACGCCACAATTCGTCTCGCGAGCAATAAAAGAATCCACTACATTGACTATTCCTATACTAACCAACCCTTTGTCATGAATAATTTGTATACACCGTTGTAAATCTTTCGTCTCGCCTGATTGCGATAACAAAACACACGTGGTTTTACCTTTCAATGGGACATCTTTTGCTGAAAAATCGGCGCCGTCATACAGACTAACTGTGTCAAACGCGTATAAAGATTTAAAAAGGTCAAGCGACCATAATCCGGCATGAAAAGACGTCCCGCATCCCAATATTATCAAATGGTCGGAATCTACTAATAACTCCCTACATGAATCTAGGCCGCCCAATTTAACAGTCGTCGCCGAAGAAATTCGGGCGCCATTATTGATGGCCCTTAAAACCGCCTCGGGTTGTTCTCTGATTTCTTTTATCATCCAATGAGGCCACACTCCAGGAGTGGTCTCTACGACTTCTGATGATTTTGTTTGTTTCGGGTATGATGAAAGAGATTTATTATAAGTGAATTCGCCGGCGTTCAAAGAAATGGCTAGAACATCATGATCCTTCAGGACAATATAATTGTTCACATATTGATGGAATGCGGAAGCCTCTGAAGCAACCATAACACATTGGGTATTTGCCCCCAGTAAAAGTGGAGAACCATTACGAACCGCCCATAACATATTCGGGTAAGTTTTATGAATAATCACGAGAGCCCACGTTCCTTTGAGTCTATCAACTGTTTTTTTAATAGAGTCCAAAATAGTTTCTCCTTTGTCAAGAAGAGAACCTATGAGGATTGAAATGACTTCAGTATCTGTGGAAGACTGAAAGGCGTACCCGGCTTCGACCAATTCTTGTTTTAATTCTTGGAAGTTCTCGATAATTCCATTATGAACGAGGGCGATTCTATTTCTAGAATCATGATGAGGGTGAGCATTAACATCGGTTTTTGACCCATGCGTAGCCCATCTTGTATGACCAATAGCGATTGTGCTTCTGGTCGGTTTAACTGTAGTTCGCAATAACTTAATAGCGTTGGTTGATATAGTAGAAGCGTGTTTATTTGTTTGGAGTTTATTATTCACTATCGTAGAAACTCCTACGGAATCATATCCTCGATTTTGTAAAATGGTAAGACCTTCGACAACAGCATCGATGCCTTCTGGTGTCGTTCCTAGATAACCTACAATTCCGCACATTATAATAATATTTTCGTTATTATTATATTGTTTTTACGATTGTTTTATTAGATTATATATTTGGTTAATTACACAAAATATATTGAAATCCGTATCATATGGTCTATATCTAATAAATTTACAATCTAGTTCTTGTATAATTCGTTTTTCTCTTATTTCATCATTACAAGAGTTATCTTTTTTTGAATGATGTAATTCATCGCACTCAACTGCTATTCTATATTTTGGGAAATATAGGTCAATTCTATAACTTAATATTTGATATTGTAATATATACTCTTCTCCTGTAAAAGCGGTTGTAATATTAGAAATTGTATCCAATTCAATACAATTATATTTTAGTTGTTTTACATTACATAAACTCAATAACTCATCTGGTATTTTTTGACGAGATTTACATAATAATCGACATAATCCGTTATATGTGAAAAACACAACTGGTTGTTCTCCTCCATTCGTTTTTATTTTAACTATTACTTTTTCATCATCTCTATAATATTGAGTAACACTTCTGCTTATTTTAATCCCAATATGTTTGCATAATTCAGTTATTCTATATAAAGTAAATGGCTTACATTGATTTTTTATAATATGTAACTCGCGATATAGTTGTTGTATTTTATCAGCAATTCTCCATTCATCCTCCATATAATTTATTATTATAATATTCATATAAATTATATCAATTTTATATATTATAAAAATTTGTGGGGTGTATCTATTATATACAAAGAATGTATAACGTAACCAAAGGGTGTATATAGATTTACATAAGGGCGTTTCTAGATTTCACTCCCTTTTCCGAAAAATCATCTACCATTTGTTCTTCTTGACAGTTATCTGTTGGCCTGCCGATTTTTTTCGCCCCTTGTTGGGGTCATATTGGTCTTCATCGTCATCGTCACCCATCCCCTTCGATATTTCCCAGAATTCTTTCGAACCCAACTTGAAATCCGGTCTGGTTTCCGCTTTATACCAGAAAATTTGGTCATGTAGTTTATTTGACTTGGCATTATTGTTTATGACCAAACATTCGTAGTTCTCTGTGGTCTGATCCATGACCGAACAGAAAGATTCCAGTGTGGGAAACATAGAAGCATAGTTCTCCCAGATTCTTTTTCGATTTGTCATATATGGCTCACGTAATATGAACACATAATCGATATTGGTTCTCAAATTAGGGGGTATTCCGAGCGGATATTGCATTGTTATGATGAGCATAACCTTCCAATGTCTCCCATTCATAAAGAGCAAACGCATCAACTTATCCTTAGTCCATCCTTGGTCATAAAGACAATCATCTAATATAACAAAAGCCCGGGGGTCAATCGTCGACCTACGATATTGTTCCATTTCTTTATTGACTTGTTTGAGAACGACTTTTTGCCGGCGTAAAATGTTCTCGATGAGAACCGAATTGTATTCTTCATGAATAAATAATTTAGGAACGTGCTGCGCATAAAAACCATTACCGGCTTCTGTTCCTGAAATAACGGTTCCAATAGGGATATCTTGATGGTGATACAATAAATCGCGAACCAAATACGATTTACCCGTATCACGCCGACCAATCATTACAATAACGGGGCCTTTGTTCTCATCGGGTTTAAATGTAATAGAACGCATATCGAATTTCTTCAATTCCAGCGTCATTTGTATATATAATCGGTCTTATAATAATCGATTTTTTTATACGCACAATCGTTCAAAAAGAATAAAATTAATACCTTTTATACATAAATGACTAAATTCAAGTTGAATTATTACAAGCCAAAAAAGGTTGCTTTAAAAGATTTAGAAAAAGAATTTTCCGAAAAAAACGGCGAAGAAACAACGAATCCCTTTATAATAGACCAATTTCAAACCTATCATCCCATATATAAACAGTTTTTCGAATTAACGGAATCGAATTATAATTCTGTCGGACTAAATCACAGATTTCATATGACAGGATTGGATAAAATATGGGATAGCAAGTTGTCAAAAAGCATTGATTGCGAATTATTTATTAAATTCGCGCCTCTATTAGACCCTGTTAGGTATTTAATAGGACGATATAAGGCGAATGATAATTTCAGGGTTCTCCCCGATTTAATAAACAAACCCCATGAAAAATTGGCGAGTTTAAATAACGCGAGTTATATCGACAATTTTTTCTGTTATTTGTCTAGCCAGGTTTTAAATGAACATGGTATATTAAACGGAATAGATTATTATGGTTCTTTCATGGGTGTCCAGAAGAAATTCCGTATGAATCTAGCGGATGATATTGACTACTTGACACAATCAGAATATTTCATTGAGAACCGGGGGAAATTATACGAAGTCGAACAGTCGGAGAACCCTTTTGCGAATTTTGGTTCTCGAAATAACAAAAATAAATTACTAATTCATAATGAATCTTCTGACTCAAATATTTTGTTAGATGATGTAGAAGAACTTGATAATGCGGGTGAGTGCGAGAATTCAGAACCAGTTGTAGAAGGTCTTGAAGAAATAATAACAGAAGATTGTGTTTATGAAAAATCTTCGGAAACCTATTCGTCGGAGAACACGTCCAATAATAGCGAATTAAATTATAGTGACGAGGAAGAGGAACATGACGATGAAGATGAAGATATTGAAAACGAACACGAAGATGAAGACTCTGAATGGTCGGATGTGGAATCAGACGAAGATAAAGGGTCCGAATCAGAACAAGCTAGTTCTAGCGAGGAAACAGAAATCCCTATGAATGCGTTTATTTATGACTTCCCCGTGCAAATGATTTGCCTAGAAAAATGTAAGGGGACTCTCGACCGGCTTTTCGTTAAAAAAGTCCTAGACATAGACACGGCGGCTAGTGCTCTAATCCAAGTGATAATGACTCTTTATGCTTATCAGAAAGCATTCAATTTCACACATAATGATCTTCACACTAACAATATTATGTATGTGGATACAGAAGAGGAGAACCTATATTACAAAGTTGACCAAACCTACTATAAAGTCCCTACATATGGCAGACTTTTCAAACTCATCGATTTCGGTCGCGCTATTTACAAATTCCAAGGGCATACTTTCTGTAGCGACAGTTTTTCACCAGGAGGCGATGCGTCGACCCAGTATAATTGTGAGCCGTATTTCAATAAAAAGAAACCCAGACTCGACCCCAATTATAGTTTCGATATTTGTCGTCTAGGATGTTCTATCTATGATTTCCTTCTTGATATAGAAGATGAAACCGACGAAGACTTTGAACCCGATGAACTTCAAAAACTCATTATAGACTGGGTGACAGATGACAATGGAAAGAATGTTCTCTACATGACAAACGGGGAGGAGAGATATCCAAATTTCAAATTATACAAGATGATAGCGAGAACCGTCCATAATAAGACCCCGGAAGACCAAT